AATCGAGATATTTTTAAACAAACTAAAAAATTTAAAATAACAATTTAAAAAACAAAAAAGATGGCATTTGTAGTATCTTCATTGGCTAACTATACAGAAGAGAACGCGACACAATTAGTAGCGTCTTCAGTATTAGGAGCAAAAACAATCTCTTTGATCAAGGATCAAGGTAACGTAATGTTAGGCGTAAAATCTGCTGAGACAGTAAACATCATGGACACTGACGCGTTCTTCCAAGATGGTTCTTCTTGCGGTTTCAACGCTTCTGGCACAACTACTTTCACACAGCGTACTTTAACTGTAGGAAAGATCAAAGTAAACGAGGCACTTTGCCCGAAAGATTTAGAGTCTAAGTATTTACAGAAGGCTTTACCTGCTGGTTCTTCTTACGATTCTATCGTATTCGCTGCTGAGTACTCACAACGTAAGGCTGACAAGATCGCTGCTCAATTAGAGATCGCTGCTTGGCAAGGAGATACAGCTTCAGCAAACGGAAACTTAAACAAGTTTGACGGTTTCGCTAAGTTAGTAGCTGCTGCTTCTGCTTCAGTAATCCACGCTAACACGACTACTTACTACGGTACTCCTTTAGCTGCTTCTGCTGGTATCACTACTACAAACGTGATCAACGTAATCGATGCAGTTTACAAAGCTTTACCTGCTGAGATCGTAGCTAAGGATGACGTTTCTATCTTCGTAGGAATGGACGTATTCCGTACTTATACTATCGCTTTAAAGAACGCGAATTTATTCGCTTACAACTTCGATGGTAAGGCAGATTCAGAATTGATGCTTCCAGGTACAACTGTGAAAGTGATCGCTGTTCAAGGTTTGAACGGAACTTCTAAGATCTACGGTGGTCGCGTTTCTAACATGTTCTTTGGAACTGACTTATTAGATGAGCAAGAGCGTTTCGAATTGTTCTTCGCTAAAGAAGCTGATCAAGTTCGCTTCGTAGCTGAATTCAAGGCTGGCGTTCAGATCGCTTTCCCTGCTGAGATGGTAGATTTCATCTTAGCTTAATTCTTACCAATAAGTTCGGGGAGATCCATTGGATTGGACTCCCCTAATTTTAACCTTTTAAATTTAAAATAATGGCTTGCGCATTAACTCAAGGATATACCTTAGATTGCAAAGATTCATTAGGCGGAATCACGGAAGTGTATTTCATTGAAAAAGGTAACGTATCTAGCACGACTGAAGCAAGCGGTGTAATCACTGCAATCACTAAGGGAAGCGGTAAGGTTTTTAGAAAATATGAATTAGTTCCTGGAACTTCTTCTTTGACTGAGAACATCAACGCTAACGTGCAAAACGGGACTGTATTCTACGCTCAAGAATTGTCAATCATTCTTAACAAATTACAAGCTAATACAAGAAATGAAATTCTTTTATTAGCTCAGAATACTTTAGTAGCTGTCGTAGGCGATAACAACGGCAAGTACTGGTATTTAGGCAAGGTCCACGGACTTAATATGTCAGGTGGCAACGGTGCAACCGGTACGGCTCAAGGAGATCGTTCTGGATACACTTTGACATTCTCTGCTTCAGAAGGTGCTTTAGCTCCAGAAGTAGCAAGCGGTGTAATCTCAGGATTAACTGCTTAGTAAGATAGTCGTTTGGTTAGACGGGGAGGGGGCGAGAGCCTCCTCTTTTTTTTGTTTTATAAAATAACTTTGCTTTGCTATTTATTATCGATGATTCACTTGACTAAAGGACAAACGACTAAAATAGTAGTGACGCTAAAGGAGAAGCAAACCCTTTCGGCGCCTAATTACTTATTCTTCTTTAAGTCCAGATCGACAGATAAGACTAAAGCTTTTGTGCTTTTAAATGCTGCGGATCTATCAGCTTATAAAGATAGATTCAACGCTTTTAATATCGTCACTAATAGCTATTTTGCTAACTATGATAGCGGAGAATATACTTATGCTATCTATGAGCAGACATCAAGTTCAAATTTAGATCCTGCTTTAGCTACAAATTTGCTAGAACTGGGGCAAATGTCACTTAAAAACTCGACAGAATTTGAATTCACTACATACAACCAGACGAATAATACCTTTATAGTGCGCGATATATGAGCAATACAACGAATTTCTTGAACGTCCTTACCTTTGCGGAGGCCAGACAGCCAGAGTATCAAGAGAAAAAAGGCGAGAATGGTGGATACATTGAGTTTGGAAAAAAGAATGACTACCCTAATTACCTGGTAGATCTGTTTAGCAAGTCAGCTAAGCACAACGCGATCATAAAAAGCAAGGTAAACTATATCACTGGAAACGGTTTTAAGCCGATCGAAGAAACGGATCAAGCAGCTCAGGAGTTTATTGACAAACCAAACCCTTTCGAATCACTTAATGATATCCTAAAAAAGGTATCTACAGACGTCGAATTATTTGGAGGTGCTTATCTTCAAGTTATCTGGAGCCAAACTGGTGGACAGATTGCAGAAGTTTATCACTTAGACTATACTAAGGTCCGCACAAATGACGATAATACTCAGTTCTGGTATTCTGAAAACTGGCAAGACTCAAAATATAAGCGCTCTATTTACAACGCTTTTAATGACAAGCTTCCAGTAGGTACACAGATCCTATACTTAAAAGAATATCGTCCGAATCTTTCGGCTTATTCTTTACCTGGTTACATCGGAGCTTTGAATTATATCGAGTCAGATATCGAAGTTTCTAAGCACGTCTTAGGAAACGCGCAGACCGGATTCAGTGCTTCTAAATTAATCACACTTCCTAACGGCGAGCCTCAAGATGAAGAGAAGCGCCAGGTAGAACGTAAATTTACAGATCGTTTCTCTGGATCCGACGGCAAGAAGTTTATTCTTTCCTTTGTGAACGATGCTTCTCGCAAGCCGATCATCGAGGACCTGGGAGCTTCAGATATTACTAAAGAAGATTTTGCGAATGTCGATAAGATCATCGAGAAAAACGTGTATGCTGGACACCAGATTACATCTCCAGATTTATTCGGTATTTCGACACCTGGTCAATTAGGATCACGCCAGCAAATGCGCGACTCTTACGAGATCTTTAAAAATACTTATGTAAATGATAAGCAAATATATCAAGAACAAGTATTCAGTTTACTTGCCAAATTACGCGGTTCTATCGATGGGCTACAAATAATCCCAGTAGAGCCAATCGGCATGGAATTCTCTGAAGCTACGATCGCGCAGAATTTAACTAAAGACGAGATCCGTGAAAAACTAGGAGCGCCTAAATTAGAAGCTAAGACTTCAGGAACTTCTCAGGATGTGATTGATGCGATCAATAGCTTATCTCCATTAGTAGCGAACAAGGTACTTGAGTCCATGACTCCAAATGAAGTCAGGGCCCTGGTAGGCTTAACAGAAGAGCAAGGAGGCGGAGAGCTAGAAGGCGCCGCTCCTGCTGCTACTAATTTACGTTTCAGCGAAGATGATATCATCTCGATCTTTGATCAATTCGGAGAGTCTAAAAGCAACTACTCCATATTTCGCACTAGAGACACGTTCTCAGCCTTACCTAATGACTTAGAGGAGGCGATGAATTTGGACTTTGCTACTCAAGAATTAACACGCCTAGAGGCGAATGTCTTGGACCTGATCCAGAAGGATAAGAGAATCACTCCAGAGATAATCTCAGGTACGATCAAAACTGATCTAGCGATCATTAATAAAATCATGGACTCCTTAGAGGAACGCGGTTTGATCAAGTCTACAAATGTTCGCGGAAATGTCGAGAGAGTTTTGACTTCTCCTCTTACTGAGATCACTGACACTAAGCCATCAACGCGTAGCTTCATGGTCCGCTATTCTTACGAGTGGAGATCATCGATCCCAGCAGGACAGAGAAACACAGCAGCGCATCCAAGCAGACAATTTTGTGCGCGCTTGATGCAACTAGATAAACTATACACCAGGGCAGAGATCGAAGCGATCAGCTTGCGACTAGGTTATTCAGTATTTGATCGTCGCGGTGGCTGGTGGACTATGCCAGACGGAGAACATTCTCCTTCTTGCCGTCATGTCTGGGCTTCTCAGGTAGTAATTAAAAAAGGATAAGGAATGAAAAATATCTGCTTTATAAACGTAAACACGATCAAGGAAAGAAGCGCGCTTCATTCTAACGTCGATGACAAATTGATCCTTCCGGAAATCCTTACAGCTCAGGACATGTATTTACTTCCTGCTTTAGGCACTGCTTTATACAATCGCTTGCAGGCAGGGATCGAAAATAATAATTTGACAGCGGATGAGGTGGACTTACTAGATAATTTCATCACTAACCCTTTGGTATATTACACGCTTTCAGAGCTTCCGGTAGGATTGTCTTACCAGTTCTATAATAAGGGCTTAGTTCGCAAAACAAGCGATAACACAGACACGCCTCAGATGCAGGATCTGATCGATGTCGCTTCAAGATACAGAACACGCGCGGAGTTTTATACTCAGCGATTGATCAAACACTTAAAGCAGGTATCATCTACTAGCGATAAGTTCCAGGAATATGTGAACTACGGTACTGGTGTTGATATTATCAAGCCAGAGAGAGACGCTTACCAGGCTTCGATCTGGTTAGGAGATGACTGTGACTGTAAACCGATGAGCTTCGAGGAAAGATACCAGGGAGAAAACGGAATTTGTTAAAACAAAAAAGATATGCCGAAAGCTTATAGCACAAAAAATATCAAGAAATTAGAAGTTTACCTAGCGACTCAACAAAATGGCAATCAGACAGCTGACATTAAATCAAACAATAAAGCTAATAAGTGATTTAGCCTCCTCGCATGAGCAGATAAATACTGTTTATTTCGGGGATGTATGGGAATTTCTTAACCAGGCTGATAATGTTTATCCAGCTATGTTCTATTCTTTGACTGGATCGTCGATTTCTGGAAAAGAATTATCACTAAATTTCTCTCTTTACTTCCTGGATCGACAGCTCCAGGATGAATCAAACGAGAACGATGTCCTATCGGATCAGTTATTGATCGCGCAGGATATTGTCTCTATGATGAGATACCCAAAGTTTGACTGGGAGATTGGAGATAGTGTGAACTTAGAATTTTTTACAGAGAAAGAAGAAGATTATTTAGCAGGAGTAAAGGCAGATGTGACCGTTTCCTTCCCGATGCTTTCTGACAGATGTCAGGTTCCAACAGATTTTAATTATCCTAACTAATGGCAAATAAAAAAGTAAGTCAATTAACGACAAAACCTTCGATCCTTACTGGAGATATTATTCCTTTGGCTGATCCTACAACTGGCCAGCTTTACAAGGCTACGCTTTCATCTTTGGGAGCTGTGATCGGTTCGGCTGTAGCTTCTGTAAATGGTTTAGTAGGTACTGTAGTTTTAGATACAGATGACATCCAGGAGCTGGCTAGTCCAACGAATAAATGGTATACAGATACCAGGGCTAGAGCTGCGCTTTCTGCTTCGTCTCCTTTGACTTATAATAGTGGGACTGGGGCTTTTGGTATTCAAGCGGCTAACGGCTCACAGAATGGATATTTAAGCTCTACTGATTGGACGGCTTTTACTAATACAGTTACTGGCTTAGCATTAAAGTTAAATATAACGGATGCCGTTTCGACTTATCAGAGAATCGATAAAATGGTTTCTAATTTGCTAGCAAGCGACACAGAATATCCTAACTCTAATGCTGTTCTAGCTAAGTTAGCTCTTAAAGCAGATACAACTAATCCAGTATTTGACGGTTATATGACAATCGGGGGAGCTTATCCTAAGATTTATTTAACGGACTCAGACAATAACCCGGATTATTTTATCGGTAACGATGACGGTTATTTCAGAATTTACGACCAGACTAATACTACAAGTAGATTTTACATTACTTCTGCTGGAGCTTCGATATTCCCTGGAAGCGTAACGGTAGGCTCTATTGCTAAGGACGGGGGAACTTCTGCGCAATTCCTTAAAGCGGATGGCTCAGTAGACTCCAGTACTTATGCGACTACTAGCTCATTAAGTAGCTACTTGCTTTCAAGTACAGCGGCAGACACTTATCAAAGAAAAGATAAAATGGTCTCTAACCTTTTGGCTAGCGACACTGAGTACCCAAACAGTAACGCGGTACTAGCAAAATTAGCATTAAAAGCAGATGCTGCCGACCCGGTATTTACTGGTAATTTAACTATAAGCGGAGCAGCTCCGAAATTATTCTTTGTAGATACAGACCAAAACCCAGACTATACACTTTTTGCAGACGCTGGTTATTTCTATATCTATGACCAAACAGCTGGAACTTCTAGATTTTATATCACTCCTTCCGGAGTAGCTACAGTACCGGGTTCTATGGTGGTAGGTTCTATCGCTAAGTCTGGCGGTTTATCTACTGAGTACTTAATGGCGGATGGCTCAGTAAGTACTGGAGGCGGTGGCTCAATGACTTACCCTGGTGCTGGTATTGCACTATCTACGGGTAGCGCTTGGGGTACTTCAATCACTAATAATTCTAGTAACTGGAATACAGCCTATGGATGGGGTAATCATGCTGGATTATATTTACCAATAGGTGGAGGTACTTTAACTGGAGCTTTAACGATAGGTAATTATGATGGTTTAGCTTTAAAATTTAGAGCAGCAACTTCAACCGGTAGCAGCTATTTAAGATTCTATAATAGTGCAGATAGCGCTAGGGGTTATTTTGGTGTATTTAATAGTTCTGGTACTGATTCTATGGTATTAGACGGCTCTAGTGTAGATGTTTCAATAAATGGTAGTAGTAATTTAAACTTACAAACTGGAGGTACAAATAGATTAGTATTATCTTCTACTGGAGTAGCAACCTTTTCAACTGGTGCAGTTTTTTCTTCTTCTGCTAGTTTAATTAGTACGGATTCATCTTTAGCAAGATATACCAATAACTACCTTTATTTACAAGGGGTTACTGCCGGTGGATTGTGGTTAGCTGGTTCATCTTCTCGTTCTAATAGTATAGCAATAAGAAACTCAACCAATGAAATAACTATTGATACAAATGGTAGTCAAAGAATGGGTATT